AGGCCGTCTGAAGGTCAGACGGCATCAATTTTATTCAGAGTAACCTCAAGCAATCTTTCTAAAAATAACTAGCGGCGTGATACCGTACTCATTAAACCGACGCCCCATAACCGTACGCAAATGCAGAAACGCCGTAAAATAAGCAGTATCCATATCCGTCATATACTCAAAGGCTTTATTGTCCAAATCATTATTATCATTTGGCAAAGCATCCAAAACCGCCACCACATGCCACTCGCCCGGAATGGTAACGTCATGCTTTAAAGCAAGAGCCGAAGTATTGGGCAGCATATCATCATGTCTGACCGCACACCACACTGACTTTTCATCATCGAAAACACGTATTTGCAGCAATTTCGGCAACGACTCCATCATAGCGGCTGTACTTTTTATTTCAGCCTCTTTTTCACGCCGCTTGCGCCGGTGTGCTTCGGTAGAATTGTGCATAGCTGCCAATTGCATTTCCATCGATGGCTTGACCATACTATTCATTAAAGCCAAATCAACAATCTGCATTCTGCCCGAAAACAAAACAACCTGCCCCGGCTTCGTCTGCTCAATATTATCTCGTATCAACCCGCGCGCATTCAATTCACGGATAACACTTAACGGCATATTCTTAGATGTATCAAAGCTGTTTTGGCGCGAAGACTTAATATTACTGCTATTTTCGACCCCTCCGCCAAAGACAGCCAGACCGCCCTTAAGATTTTGCTTGTTCTGGTCTTCAGAACTATGCGTAACCACACTCTGCGTCAGCAAACCATCCTTATCCAATTGCGCATTGTAAAATGCCAATACATCATGATTGATGTAGATAAAATCATACAGGCAGTTTTCCTCTGCTTCTTGCCGTTCCATCACGGATTTCCTTTTCAATCAAAGCCTTTTTCCGTTCAAATTCAGCACTATTGCGGGCAGCAGCAGCAATGCCTTCTGCAATCGCTCTTTTTTCCTGACTCCCCACCTTATCGCCGAAATACGCCAAAGCAGCTTTATAAAGTGATTTTTTGAACATAATTTTCTCCTTGCGGAGCATTTTCAATCAAACAGTTTTAGTTTACTTGGTTTTGTATCCCTAAACAACCGAAATCCGACATCAAGCAATTAGAAAGCTTTTGCATCTTGAAAATGGATAACAAAATATTGTCTGAAGGCGCAAATACAGTACAAATACCGTCTGAACCTTCAGACGGCATTTTCTTCAGCAGGTCTTTGACGCAGGCAAGTGCGACTACACGCCGGGCAAATTGCGAAACGGCTCCAACAACCTCCGAACCGCACGCGGCAACCCGACCGCGCCATCTTCGCGGTTAGAATACAAATACCCGACCGTCAGCAAAATCGCATTTCGGATAGAAGGATTCAGCACCACTCCGTCAGCCTTGCCGACTTTGGCAGCCGCATCCGCCTCAGCACCGTCTTGGTACAAAGGGCGGTTGAGATAAGCTACACAATCAGACACCGCCGCCTCGTAATAAAGACAAATCAAATCGTCCTCATCATCGCCGTCGACACGAAGATGCAGCTTGACCAATTCGAGGGGTATCATTGCTGCTCAGCCTGTTGACTGCCCTCAGCACCGTCCTGACCTTCGCCATCCTGCTTATTATCGGACGACGGGTCTTCAGGCAGCTTCGAATCGCCTTTCTTACCGCTGACACAACCTGCTTCTTTCGCAGCCTCTAGCAACTCAGCCGGCACTTCATCGCCTTTCTCATACTGAACAGGATAAATCTCCCCATCTGGCACACCATAAAACGGCTTGGTAAATTTAGCCATCACATTTCCTTTTCAAATAAAAATACCGCCTGAAAACTAAAACGCCGCCGCCCATACAGGCGGAAGCTCATTTTCAGACGGCCTTGTTTTACATTACGCCGCTACTTTCAGCAGCACGCAGGCTTCAGGGTTGTCCACACCGCCGCCAACGCGCTTGGTCGTGTAGAACTGCACGAACGGCTTGTTCGTGTATGGGTCACGCAGAATGCTCACACCCTTGCGGTCAAGAATCATATACGCGCGGTTGAAATCGCCAAAAGCGATACACAGCGCATTCGCGGCAACATCAGGCATATCGGCGACTTCATAAACCGGATAGCCGCACAAAGTGGACGGCTGGTCTTGCTGATAGCTCGGCTGCCACAGGTAATTACCCTGACCGTCTTTCAGCTTGCGGACGGCGGCCAGCGTTTTGCGGTTCATCATAAAGCCCGCGCCTTGCGAGTATTCCGCAGGCAGCGAATAAACCAAATCAATGACCGAGTCGGCAGTAACCGCCGCCGCGTTGCCGGATTTAACAACCTTGATTGCGCCCAACGGGTGCTTGGTTGCATTAGTACCGCCTTCGGCATAGGTCAGCAAGCCGGTCGGTTTACCTCTTTGACCGTCGCCGCTGATAAAGGCTTTGTTTTCGGCAACAGCAAATTCAGTTTTCACTTCATCGGCAAGGAATGCTTCGAGATTGATTTCGGCATCGTCCAACATCTGTTGCGTTGCGGCAGGATTGGCGTAAATTTCGCCCGTGTCGAAGTCCAAAGACTTGAACGTCGGCGTATCGGTTTTGGCGCGGGCATCTTCTTCACCCACCCAGCCACTGCCCGCGCCGTGCATATTGTACAGTTTGCTGAATTTCGGCTTCGAGATCGTCTGAACCTTAAACAGCTTACGCAGCGGCGATACAGTACGCAGCTTATCGGTGATGGTGCGGTCCCATTCCTTCGGCACCAAATAGCCGCCGTTGGAATCGTCCGATTTTTTCAAATCCGCGCGCACTTCGCCGGACTTCATAAACGACACAGTAGCGTCAACCGCCGCCTGCGCTTCCTTATCGAGTTTGCCCGCACCCCCGTTCATTTGTGCGGCGGCCATTTGTACAGACAAGTCGTCGATAGAGGCTTGGAGTTTGGAAATTTCGGCTTCGGCTTTGGCTGAAGAAGCTTTGGCTTCTTCACTGCCTTGCTGCAAAGCGGCAATTTCCTTTTCTTTACTGTCTTTGAATGCAGCAAAGGAACTGTTCAATTCCGCCAACAACGCGCCCACATCGGGCGCAGTATTGCCAGCAACGGCAAATGCGGCAAGCAAGCCGCGGGCGATCATCATTTTTTTCATGGTTTAACCTTTCATGGTTTCAATCAAATTTTGCAAGGCTTGCGCCGTCTTCAAATCGCCGCCAGCGCACGGCTTGACGGCAGGTTCGGCAGCGCGGGGCGTGCCGTGGAATAAATTGTTGAATACATCGCGGCGTTGGGCGCGACTGTATCCCTGTTGCGCGAGGCTTGACTCAATCAGAGCCATCGCTTTTTTCTGTTCGCCGTCGCCGGACTGCTCGATTTCCTTCACATCGATTTCTCCGTCAGCAAAACCATCTTCAAGGGCTTTCGATTTCCCAATCCAGCTTTCACGATCCATCATGCCGACGATTTCCGCCTTCGACAGGCTCGAACGCGCGGCATACAAATCAGCCATCGCGTCATCAATTTGCGACAGCGTATTAATACTGCCCGCCAAATCATGACGGTTCCCAATCGCAAGGCTCCAAGCGTTGTGTATCATCAGGAACGACCCTTCACCCATCAGAATCTCGTCGCCAGCCATCGCAATCACGGAGGCGGCAGAGGCGGCAAGACCGACCACCTGAACCGTTACCTTTGCCGGATGTTGCGCCAACAGGTTGTAAATAGAGATACCCTCGAAGTAGTCCCCGCCGGGGCTGTTGATGTTGACGACAACCTCTTTGTCGCCGATGGCGCGCAGAGCGGCGGCAACACGTTTGGCCGTTACCCCTTCGCTCCAAAAGCTCTCGCCGATTTGGTCGTACATCGTGATGACATTGTCGGTTTCAGTTTTCGCCTTAACCCCGCTGTCCCAACGGTTCGCCGCATCCGGTCGCATATCGAAAGACAGCGATTTCGGCATAGAAGATAACGCGCTAATCTGCGGCAGATTTTTTAGGCTCATAATTCTTTCCTTGTTGCGCCTGCCGCAAAGTATCGGCAGACTTATCTGTTGATTTCGGCAGGTCGGAAATTTCGCGCACTTCGTTTTGCGTCATCCATGCGCCGTGTCCACCGCTACCCAAAGCTTTGGCAAAAAATTCCGCCTGATTCTCCAAGCTGCCGCGCAACAGCGCACCGGCATTAAACTTGAATATCAAGCGGTCTTGCTCAGCAGGCGTCAGCAGAGATCGTGTCAACGCCTGCTCCCACATCGTGAACCAAGGCAAAAGTCCGTATTTCAGGAAAAACACCCCCAATTCACTGATACCGCTGCCCCATGACGTGTCGTCCATCATCAGCAACGGGCGCGGCACACCAAACATCCGCGCAATTTCCTCGATTTGATGGTTTCGGTTCTCAATATGCTGCGCGTCAGAAGCAGTATTGCCCCACTTCTCAGCCTTCAGCCCTTCCTCCAAAATCATAAAACGGCCGGCATTCGCTTTGCCGCTATACCGCTTTTGCAATGATTCCTGAAGCTGGTTGTACGCCTTATCGCTCAACGCCTTGTCCGTTGCCAAATAGCCTCCGGCCATCACCCCTTCCGAGAAAATACGGCTTGCCGCGTCCTCAGCATCGAAAGCAATACCCAACGCCCGTTTCGCCAACTTCACGCGGCTCATGCCCTCCAAGCCGTCGTCGGTCAAATCGCGCAGGTGCAATACATCATCCGCCTCAAAATCCAGCAAACCGCCGTCTTTGCGCGTAACCACATAATGCACACTCCAATCGTCACGCTGCTTGACCTGCACCGCAGTCGGATGAATCGGCACAAGCTGGATGACCTGACCGCGCGAACGGATAATCCGCGCGTAGGCATTGCCATATTGCAAGACATGGCTTTGCAGCAGACTTTTGAACTCATAGGCCGTCTGAAACTTATTCGGCTGCCGTTTCAGCAGTTTCCAAACAGGATGCTCCGTAGCAGTCTCACGCCCGTCATCGTTATGCAGCACATTCAACGGCAACATCCCGATACTTTGGCTGATTAAGGTAATACACCGATAAAGCGCGGCATTGCACAAAGCCTTTCGCCCATCAAT